AGCTAATGCCTCAACTAAGTCCCCAAATATAAATCTCATTTTGGAATTATAAGAAGGTGTCTCTGCCTCTGCACCACTCTTTTCCATTTGTAATTGACACAAAGGTCTACCAATAGAACTCATTCTAGGTTTAAATTCTGTTTCTCTTTCTTCTACAAATTGTTTTATAAATGCGTCTTTACAAGCCTCGCCAAATTCATTTATAACATCGCTAGAAATAGGAACAGAGGCCTTATTGGCCTCCGTTAAAAATAATTGCACTCTGTTGAGAATAGTAGACACTATGAGGCTAACACCATTTCGGGGTCATCAGCCATTTGGTCTATAACCTTGGCAGATGCCGCATCTTGTTCCTTATTGCTATGTGCTTTTTGATATTTTTCAGATACTCTGGAATTTTCTTCTTCTATTAAAGCATTAAACATATCCATATGTTCTAAGTCTTTTTTAGTAAATTCAATTTCCTTGCTATCTACTGAAACGTTAGAGACGTAGTACACATTACTACCTGCCTTTTTACGTTTCGTTGTTAAGTTTAATAAATGATTTTGCATTAAGCTATCTCTGCCTTTGAGACTTTTTAGTGCTTCACCTATTGGTGTAAAGTTAGAACCTGTTACACGAAACAGTACAGGCATAGAATCAACATGCGTTGAATCTCCTGTTGCTGTTGTAGCATCCATAGAAACTAAACCATATACTAAACGATAACATTTAATATTACGTTGGGCATCTATTTCACCTTGAGTAAGTTGTTCTTTATCTCTACCTATTACTTTACCACATCTAACTCCTCCATTGGTATCAATGGGCTCATCTTTCCATGATTTAAATATTACAGAAGAACAAGAATACTGATTATTATCAGCATCATATTCCATGTATTGATAGGCATTAATAAAAGGTCTAAACTGAATAGGTGTATCTTTAATACTATATACTTTAGATTCTATTGCAGAATCATATACAGTATAAACACCTGCAGATAATTGATTTCCATCATCATCTTCTGCAGACCTGTTTATTGTTAACCGAGACAGTGTGCCTGTACTAATTACAGAGCCATCATCCTGCCCAGTCATTCGCATTATCTCCTCTTTACTAAGAGATTCAAATGCCTTTAAGTCATTTACCATATTACCTCCATGGTTAATTTAATTATAATAGTAGCATTTTTAACAGTATTGTCAAGCATAAACTTTAGTTTCTAGCCAATTAGAGCCTACTTTTATTTCAACATCCATAGGAACATTGAAGTCAATATTGTACATATCTTTCATTTTTTGTATTACCCCTAAACAACCACTGCGTAAGGATTCAGCGACAATTTCATCCTCACCGGGGAATACATCAGCCACAATAGAATCGTGTACTGTATTGACAAGTAGGCTCTTAGTATTGTTCTCTTCGAGAAGCTTTTGTATATTAATACAAGCAAGAGGAACAATGTCCGCCGTGGCAAATCCCTGCACAGGATAATTTTTTATCTGTGTAGAGAAACTTGAACCACCCCAAGGCATGCGTTCTGCTTTTGGAAAAGCATATTGTCTTCCTGTGGGTAGTGTAATAACTTTTCTTCGTATGGCTTCATCTTGTAATTTTTCATGCCATTTTTTTATATCTGGATATTTTTTTAGAAAAGCTGTATAATATTTCTTTTCATTCTCTGTACCAGACATACCCCCATACAAAGGTTTAAACGTATGTGCTTTTGCTTCTTGTCTTGAACATCCAATAATATCAGCAGTGTATTGATGTACATCAACACCATTTTTAATATCTTCAATGCCTTGTTTATCTTGTGCAAGAAACACAGCAGTTCTAAATTCTAACTGGGCAAAGTCTATCTCCATAATCCTACCTCCCTCAAACCTTGAGGCTATAACTTTACGAATAGGAAACGTGTTACCTCTTGGTTGATTTTGGAAGTTAGGATTACGACTAGAGAGCCTACCAGTTGCTGTTACAGTTTGCATAAAACTAGGATACAAAAATCCTTTTTTTGTTGTATGACGTTTTATACCATCAACAAAAGTGTTTAGATATGATTCTAAAGCACTGTACCTAGTAATTTTTTCAACAAATACTTTTAAGAATTGGTCACCACGTTTTGCCATTTTGATAAGTGTAAGTTTATCTGTTTTAAATCCACCCTCTGATACATCCATAACAGAGTCTGGAAAAGCAGTAAATCCTGCTTTATCATCTAAATCTCTATAGATAAATCCTTGTGCGTTGCACTCAGAACATTTACTTAAATTTTTATATGGCTCTCCATTAACTTTTATTTTTTGAACAACCCCACGCCCATTACATGTAGTACATTGATGGGCTTTTGTTTTTTGTACAGGTTCTAAATGCCTAGCAAATAATTGTTTTAATTGCGTATTAGTAAACTTAGGCCTTCTCTTTTGACGTTTAGTTACTGGGTCAACGCCTAAATTAAATATTCGTGCCCATTCTTTTTTATCTTTTACTTTTACACCATACACCAACCATGATAGTTGTTCTGTACTTGCAGGATTTATTTTTGTATCTCCCATGCGAGTATAAATAATTTCATCTATCTCTACACGAAGTTTATCATACTCTTCTTGAAAATCTTTTTCAACAGTAGCTAGAGCATCTGTATCAATATAAATACCATTCTTTTCCATTTTAGTAAGTACAACTAAAAAATGACACATGTTTTGTAATGTCTTAACAAGATGTGCGTGTTGTGGCTTTTTAAATTGTAACATCTGTGCATCAAACAAAGACCTTGTAGCTTTAACATCTAGTCTACCATACTCTTCAACAATGTTAATAGGTATGTATTGAAAAGATATTTTATCTTTCATATATTGTTCTGTTAAATCAGATTTTTGTATAACACCTCTAAACTGACAGCATGCTTTTAATGATAAAGGTCTTTTAATACCTTTGTTCATTACATACTCTCCTATCATAGTATCATACACTCTACCAGTATATGTAAATCCTACTTCCCATAACCATAATAAATCAAATTTAATATTATGACCAACAAGTAATGTAGTTTTATCTAGTATATCTTGTATTACTTTTCTATTTGGTATACCTTTAAAATCTCTGTGTTTAAAAAACACATACTCATCATTGATGCCAAGAGATACTAAAAAGTTATCTGGATTTTTTGGTGATGGGTCTAACTTACCCTCTTCTGTTATTTGAAAACTTGTTTCTACATCAAATGTACTAATCATTCTGCATACCTCGATAGTTCTGGTATAATGATACAATTCTTTAGACCATGCCACCCTGTTATTTTATTTTTACTTATAGCCAAACTTCTTACCCTTTCATCTGTATCCATTTTATCTCGGTGACCTACACCTATGATAACATCTGCCTCTGCGGCTTTACCTGTCTTACTACCCTCCATCATGTCAAATGTCAAATCAAATTTACCTTGACCATCTGCTGATGCCTGTGATACAGCAATAACACAGCAATCATTTCTTTTTGCTACCTCCCTTGCTCCTGTATAGATAGCACGAAGTTTCTCATCAGTTCGTGCAAAATTACCTGTTACACCTACCTTATCTAATTGGTCTATAACTAATATATCTGGTTTTTCTTTTTGTACAAAGTCATCAACATCATCAAGTGACCAGTCAACAGTATCAAGTATATGTATATTTTGTCTTACTTCGGCCCATTTTTTATTAGCTTCTTGTATATCTGCTCGAATTTCATCCATTGTAAGGCCTGTATGAGCATTTATTAGTCTCATTTGTGTTCTAATTGCAGGCTCTTCGTTGATAAGAGCACATACTTTAGCACCTTGAGCGGCAAATCCGTCAATTCCTGCAACTAAATTTACCCAGAACGCTGTCTTACCTGCCTCTGGTCTAGCAAATACAATAACAAGATTACCTTCACCTATACCATTAACAGCTTCTTTTAGTGGGCCTAAATTAAATTTCCATTTGGTATTATCTTTTAATTTTTCTATGAGATTATTAATATTATCTGTAACATATTCATATTCATCTCCATCATCATCATCAAAAGATGTATCTAATTGTTTTTTTATTTCAGAAAAATCTGCTTCTTGCCCATTGTAAATATTACTAGCTAATTGTGCAATGTTTTGTGCTATACGTCTTTTAAATAAAGAACGAATAATATTATTAGCTATCTTTTCATTTGGTAATTCTAGTTGTTTTATTTCACCTACAAGAGTATCAAAGTTTTCCCTCTTTGCTCTTGTTGATGCAGGATTGTAGACTTCCATATGAAGTGTTGATACTTCATTAATACTTAAATCTTTTTCAGAATCTTCATGAGCACGTCTAATTGTTTCATACAAATCCCCTGTACCATTTGTAAAAAACTCTTTTGTTAGTTTTCTTTTATTTTTATTATAAAACTCTTTGTTTAATAATAATCGTATTAGTTCCTTTTCCATTTTGTCGCTTTCAGTTGTTTAATTATTTCTTTCATTACATTAGTTCTATTTTTTTGTTTCCACAAATCTATATAAAACTTTGCAACCTTTTTGTCAAGCCTACAAGGTGCAGTATCAAGAGGCCACGACTTTAAATAAGCTAAATAAAATTTATCTCTAAGTGCTCTCATGCTTTTCTTTATTTGTCTTACTGGTATTTTTTTTTGTTCTCCTGTAAGACTGTACACACAATAAAAATATTTTTTAGTTTCTTTTATAAACCAAGGGTAGCTACCACAATCAACTAACTTCCACATTATTTTACCACCCCATAATCATTACCATAATGCCAATCATCTGTACGTTTACAGCTATAACAAATACGATTGTGATTACCTTCACTCATAAAAGGCTCATAGCACATCATACAATTTTTTTTAACTTTTTCTTTCTTGTTTATAGTCTCTGGTTTTCTATAATCATAATAATCAATAATATCAAACTTTTCTTTTTTCATTGCGTTTACTTTCCCGTAACATATCAATCCATATATCTTCAAATGCTCGTATACTTTTTTTTATGTTCGTTTTTGTTTTAACTTTTTCTTTTAAATCCATGTACATGAAATCAACTAGTAAGTCAAGAAACTGTTGTTGAAACATTTTTTTACTCATTGCCACACTTCTCCTCATCTTTTACTTTGCTACAATAAAACTCTCTAGCTTTATCTTGTTTTATCTTTTTCTTTTCTAATATTTTCTTTTTCTTTTCTGGATTAGGTGTATCTTCTAAAATAACATCAATTGCCTTCACCGTTTCTTTTGCTACTATTAAAGCACATCCCGCACAAGTATTAATTAATATTAATATTAGAAAAAACATTACAAAAAATTTATACATTAATGACTACCAATATACATATCAGTTTTTTTACAAGGTGCACAAAATCTATCAAACTTACTTTGAATAGGATATTTTTTATTACACAGATAGCATGTTCCTGTACCTATTGCTCTATAATAAGTATTATGTCTACCTCTAGGTCTTTCTAATTTATATCCTGCCTTGTATTTATTTCTATGAAATTTACCAATTACAGCATTTTTAGTCATGCCTAGTTCTTTACCTACTTCTGTAAATGATAGGCCTTTTGCTTTAAGTTCTTTTGCTTTTGTAAATTGTTCTTCTGTCCATACTCTTTTCATTGAGTTACCCACCATTCCGGGGCAAATACACCTTTTTCCCATTTAGCAAAGTATTTTTTAGCACCTTGATAATATTTTCTGTATGCAGTTATGTAATCATTATCTTTGTATTCATCTGGCATACATTGAGGAGGCTCTTTAAAAAACCCATTTGGTATATCATCTATATAATTATTATCATAAATAGTTTCTATTACTCTAAATGATTTGTGTTCTTTATTAAAACGTTGTTCATATTGATGATTAATATACACAGCATTTTCTAATGCCCAGATAAAATTTTGTCTAGTATGACCTACCCATATAGTCATTTGATGTTTAGGATAAGCAGGTTTATATAAATGATCAAATTCTTTTTCTCCATTAGCTTGTAC